CAAATGGTTTGAAAAGTATATCGACGTTGATGATGACGCTTCTGAAGACCTGATATGGGGGCTGGAAGCCATGCGCTACAACATTCCTTTAGACCAGATCAACTTAGGAATTGATGGCGAACAAAACATGACTGAAGAAGCAATTGACCGCTTCAAAATATCAGCAAGAGCAGGAGATGGGACGTTAAGAGAAGTATGGGATTTCCCTGTAGACGGGTCTGACGGACTCCAATTGTACATCATGGGTGCAGATGGATTGACGTTTATGACACCAACTTGGAAATCAGGAATAAATGCAGGAAAGCCAGTAATAGTTCCTGCGTCTAAATTTACTGAAAACTGGGCTATTGCCAGACGTGCTTATGAATTTTTAGATGACTATGAACCTTTATTTGAAAGTCCTTCAGAAGCTGATTACGGGAAATACACTTACATGGAGGACATTGATAAAATGGTTTACTCCAAAGAACCTCCTGTTAAAGGCAAATCAAAGTGGCAGGGGTTTTTGTGGCAAACCTGGGGAAGCAGAGGATTACTGGAACAAAGAACTCTAAAAATGCTGGAAACAGAAGGAAGGGTTCAGCATTTCATGAGAACAGGAAAAGCAGGTAGACCCACCGATGGTGACATTCTTGTCGCTATAGATAAATTGCAGAACCGGTATTTTGGCCCAGGAAAACGCTGGAAGGAATGGTACAAGGAATCTTTTAGAAGCGGAGAGCCTGTAAAATCAACCCGATACGGAATGATTTATGACGATTCTCCGGATTATTGGGATTACGTCTTAAAACTCTGGGGAACTCCTGCTGGAGGTAATTGATGGTTCCAATTAAACACCGTCCTCATTTAAACGATCCTGCAATCATTGGTGAACAATGGAGAAGGCATCGTCCTGGAAATTGGTCGGTATTCTTTGATTCCATGAATTACGCATTTGCACAGACCCCGTTAGTGCAATTAGCAGAGTACATGGCATACCAGTTTGAGCCAATTGATTCTGAATTCCACATGATGGGATTGCCAGGATATGACCCTGCAGGAATATTTGAGGATATGCCTTTTGTAGATGATTTCCAGAGCAGTTTATCTCCTGATGCAAAATCATTATTCAGTCAAGAAATTTCACAAGATGAGTGGAATGACGGGATTGGTGGAAGTTACTGGTACGATGAAAGAATCAAATGGAGAGAAGGATTAACAGCAGGACGTGTTCAAATCCTACAGGATAGTCTGAATCGAGATGCCTATTATTCTGAATTTCATAGAGCCGTAGGTTCTTGGGATGGTTATCGACTAGGAGGGTTTTTTGTAGGAGGAGTTGCTGATCCTGTAGCCTTGCTTCCCATTGGAGGTGCGCTTGTCAAATTAGGATCAACAGTCAAAGGACTTCAGGCAGGAGCAAAGGCAACCGCATTAAGAATTGGAGCAATGGGTGGTGAAGGAGCCATTTATGCTGCTGCTGCCAATGCAATGATCCAACAGAAAAAGGATCTTTTTAATCAGGAATGGACTGCGACAGAAGCAGGGAGAGACATTCTTTTTGCTTTTGGGATGGGAGCAGGACTTGGAAGTTTTGCAACCGTTGCCAAGCAGATTACAAAATTACCTTTTAAAGATAAGGTCGGAAATGTCTTTAATTCCATTAGACAAACAGGACAAGGAAAGAAGGTTAATGTATCTCCTGATGCTCCACGGAATTCTGGAGAAACCGGAGCAGGGGAATCTCCATCTCCAAAAGCTGAAAAGTCTACTGTTGAGCAGACTAAAGAAAACGAGAATGTATTTAATAGCACTGCGCAAAAGATTATTTCTGGAGTAAAAGAAGAAGGTACAAAAGTCGTTACCGATCCCACTGTTGGACCAGTCGTTGAGCATGTTCAGGATGCTCTAGTTAATCTCACTGAAAATCTACAGGACCAAGGCAAAGCCTTTTTCCAGTTAATTAAAAACTGTGCGATGAAACAGTAATGGCAAATCCTTGTGCATTTGATATAGCCCAAGACTTTGATCTTGATGAGGATCTAGTCAATCAGATGATTGATTACTTCAAGGATATGCCCTTGGAGATGCTTCGACAGGAGACTGACGATCTTGTCAGTTGGTTAGCTTTTCACCGCAAATCGAATCTCGTCAACCAAGCTCATACAAAAGAAGCAGCAAAGCAGAATGGTCGAAGAATCTATGAAGGTGAAACAACCTTTGACACAAAAACTCAGGAACCCAAAGTAAAGAGCATAAAAGCCATCTACGACAACTTTTTAGCATTGTTGGTAGGGAATAGCTGGAAAAAGTCAAAAGCGCATACATGGGATTCTGTGTGGGCTACTGGGCAGGCTTTAAAGCAGGATCGGATGGGAAGGGTCATTGCTGAATTTGAAGACAATTATGGAATCGGCACGTTCTCAAGAATGAGAAACGATAAGCAGTTTCGAGATGATTTTATTACTGAACTGGATTCCTGGACGACTAAACCAAAGACCCAGAATGTAGAAGCACACACTCTGGCAGGACTCGTCTTTAATGAAAAACATCGTCAAGTAAGTCATTTGAATCTTTTTGGTGCAGGTATGCGCTGGAGAGACGATCACGTCACCATCCATTGGCACAATCCTGTAACTATTGCAGAAGTAAAATTTAAGGAATGGGCTGAATTCATTACGCCATTGTTGGATTTAAACCAGTCGTTTGGCGGGAAAAAGCCTAGCCGATACCTAAGATCCGTCTATGACACGCTGACTAAAGGAGAAGGTGACATTCATGACGTTATTACTTTTAAGTCAGCCAAGGAGCAACTGAACTACAAACGGGAACTGATTTTTAAGAATGTTGATGCCTGGAAGCAATATAACGCACGTTTTGGCTATGAAGATCCATTCGATGCCGTATTCCAGAACATGGACGTTATTGACGAAAGAATAGCGTTATATGAACGATTTGGGGCTAATCCAAGACAAGCTTTCGGGAGACTGATACAAAGGCTGGAAAAAGATGGAGTTTTTGACGATCACAATACTTTAGATCGTGTAACTAAAGGAGGATGGAGAAGAAAGAATAGACTGATCTCAGCATGGAATCAGTTATCAGGAGAAGGATACATTGTAGGGAATCCAAGCATATCCAAGTTTACCAACGGAATGATGTCTTTTCAGATCATTACCAAACTTGGAAAAGCAACTTTGTCAGCATTCAACGACATTGGGATTTCTTCCGCAATTCTTCATTCCCAAGGACGAGGACCATTTTCAGCTTACAAGGATGTCCTTAGTCAAATTCACAGAAGATCCACTCAATCAGATAAAGCCAGACAAGCAGAATTAAATCTAGTTTTACGGCAGTTAGGTGTTGGATTTGATGGGATTATTGGAAGTGCTATGTCCAGATGGGTTGATCTGTCATCGATTGCAGGCAGAACCGCAAAGATGGCACAGAACTATTTTAACCTAAATGGACTCAATCAATGGACAGATTTTTGGAGGGAAGGATTTGCGCGAGCATCTTCAGTCCATTTTGCAGAACAGCTTAAAAAATCTTGGAATGATCTTCCTAAAAACTTTAGAGCAAGGATGGATGAATATGGAATCAGCCAATCCGATTGGAAGGATCTACAGAAGATTGATTCTTTTTCATTGAAGGAACGCTTATCGGGAGATGCAGACTTTGCAGATGTTTTAGAGGATTTAAGTGATGAAAGGTTTATTACACCAGATTGGATTTCAGAACAGGGAGGGAGCAATGCTTTAAGACAGAAGTTATCCAGGTTCTTTGTCAATGAATCCAAGATTGCTGTTCCAGAAGCAGATGCTGCGCAACGTGCGACCTACATGAGGACGTTTGACAGAGGAAGCGTTTTAGGAGCAACAGCGTTGATGATGGCTCAGTTTAGAACCTATCCACTGGCAATGGCACAGAAGGTCTATCCAAGAATGTATGAGATGGGTTTACCGGCTTTGCTTCATGTGACTCCACTACTTGGATTAGGCTATGCGTCACTTGCTGTCAAAGATGTCGTTAGGGGGAAGGAACCAAGAGATATAACAAATCCACAAACCTTACTTGACGCTGGTGTCCAAAGCGGTATGTTGGGATTATTTGGTGATCTATTTGTAGCCGAAACTGGACGTTATCACTCCAGTTGGGATGAAACACTTTTAGGAGTTCATTACGAAACATTCAAAGATATAGGGGAACTGACTGCGGGTCTGGTGTCAGGGAAATCGGGAGCCAAAGAAGCACTAGAAACTTTACGCAATAACACTCCGTACATGAACCTTTTCTATACGGAGATGGCTTATAATTACCTGATTCACTACCAGTTGATGGAGACATTTAATCCTGGGTATATCCAGCGAATGGAAGGCTGGACCAAAGGGGTCGATCAGCAGCAGTACATTGATGCTCTTAGACCTTCTAATTTTGTCAGATACGGAGGTCTTCGATGATTTCAACCACGACGACTCGTACCGAGTTACAAGGTAATGGGACTTTAACAGGCTACAATGCCGACTTTACCATCCTTGCAGACGGTGACATTGAAGTTTATGTAGCAGGAGTCAAAAAGGATTTAACTTCTGATTACACAGTTGCCAATGCAGGAACCTCTACCAACGCAGCAGTTTCTTTCACTTCAGGATCTTTTCCTTCTCCAGGTGCTTCTCTAGCAAGTTCAGTATCAGTTTTATTAGTTAGAACACTGACACTGACACAACCCTCCAATTATCAGAACAACGACATATTTGACGCTGAGACTCTGGAACAGTCTCTTGATCGTGCAACACAGCAGATTCAGCAAATTAATACCAACCTGGATCGTTCTTTTCACTTTGGAGATACAGTTACAGGAATCACATCAGCAAGCACAGTCATCACTGCTGATGCATCTACCAGAGCAAATAAAGCAATCAAGTTTAGTTCTGATGGAACGACAGTAGGAGTTTCAACTTACGATCCTGATACTTATGCGACATCTGCGTCATCTTATGCAGATGCTTCCGCAGCTTCAGCAACAACTGCACAAGGACACGCAAATACTGCATCAACACACAAAGATACGGCTCAAGAATGGGCAACCAAGGTTGATGGTCAGGTAGCCAGTACCGAATATTCAGCAAAAGCATGGGCGCAATCTACAGATGTAAATGCGCCTGCTCTAGGTTCAGCCAAAGAATGGACTTTGGGTGGAGGTGGCAATGTAGCAAATGCCGTTGCAGACGGTGAATACAGTGCCAAATATCATGCAGAACAAGCCAAGTCTAAGGCTGACGCTGCAGCACTATCCGCAGCACAGGCATCAGCAACTTCAATTGCGATGGCTATTGCTTTGGGGATTATTTTTATTCCATTTCTAAATTAAAGGAAAATTATGGCAGACGCAGCATCGGTCACGGTTAGCGCAACCGTATTACCGGATGAAATCGCTAAAACCATCAGTGGGTCGATGACTGTAACGCCTGCTGATGCTTCAGAAAAATGGTATGTCAAAGTCACCAATGTCACTACGACTGCTGGTGATTTGATTGCTGGAAGTTTCATAAGTGAAGAAGCTGTTGGAACTTCACATGATGCCGTTCATACGGCAGATAAAGTTAAATTCCTTTTTATCAAAAATACGGGAACAACAGACGGATCTTCGTCAACAACTGACGGGATTTGTGTGGCTTTAAATGCTGCAACACCAGCACATGATTTAGGTCAATCCATTGTCATTGGTGCAGGAGAATCCTGGTACGCAAGACTCCCTAATGAAACAGTCGCAGACATTCATGCTGTTGGATGCAATCAGGCTGTTTCTGGAGCAGCATCTGGAAATGTCCAATGCATCGTGGCTGCACTTATTGATGATGTAGCGTAAGGAGAATTATGGCTTCTTTTGAACGGCATACAGCAAAAGAGATAACGAACGTTCCTGTTACAGTTCATGCCTCTAATGCTTCTGGTGGTTCTGTAGCAGATATTATTATAGGACTGGTTATTGCCAATTCTGGCAGCACAAATGCCACAGCATCCGCTTATGTCAAAAAAGGCACTGCAGATACTGCAGATAAGGTTTATCTCGCTAAGGGATTTGCTTTGCCGATTGGAGGTTCAGTAGAAGTCATCCAGGGAAAAGTTGTTTTAAACAATGAAGACGAGTTGACAGTCATTGCTGAAACAGGACAGGTAGACGCATGGCTGTCAATGCTCGATAACGCATCGGCTTAATATGAAACCAATAGGTGATGTTTCTACGGGTGTAGAAGAAAGAGAACAATCCAAACTAGATGTAAGAGCAAACAACACTACTGTCGCTCAAGCAGATTCTAGTGGATTAACAACAAATTTTGCTTTTAGACATCCTAATACCATTACGGGAAACGTCACAATTGACAGTGACGAAAATTGTGTCATGGCAGGACCGATAACAGTTGAAGGATCTTTAACTGTTAATGGAACTCTGGTGATCGTATGAGTGTAATTCAAGATAATTCAATTACTACTAATAGTGTTAAACCTGCTGATGGTCAATCATTAGTTTTAAAAAAAGCAGGTGGAACTGCATCGATTACAGTAGCGACTAATGGTGAAGCGACTTTTGCGGAAAATATAATATTAACTGCAAACAAAGGTTTATCTTTTCAAAACCATTCTGTCTCTAGTGCAACTGGTGCAAGTTCAACAACTTCTGATAATGTTTTAGACGATTACGAAGAAGGAACTTTTACCCTAACAGTCTCTTCTTATACAGGAGGTACTGGATCTCCAGAAATCAATTCACAGAATACAAATATAGGAGACAACAACTACTCATCAAATTACACAAAAATTGGGAATATCGTCTGCATTTCAGTCAGTATTAAGTTGGATACGAACAGTGCTACTCCTATTGAGTTTGGTGGATTGCCGTTTACAGTATCGTCAGGTGGTGGAGGCGCACAGATGGAGGATTCCACTGATAGTAATATTTTGGCCGGAATAGTAGCCACTCACAGGGGAACATCGATATGTAGATATTTATTAGTCACAAGTGCTGCTAATTCTGGTGCCTCCAGAAATGTTTCATTTGGTTTTTCTTACAGAACATCATAACGAGTTAATCATGGCACTCACAAAACAAACAATAACAGACAAAATTGAGTCTGTGCGAGTACAAAATCATTATGTACTTCAGGTTCGTGAAGCAGTACAAGTTCTTGAGGATGGTAATCTTTTATCACAAAACTTCCATCGTTATGTTTTAAATCCAGATGCAGATACTAGCACAATAACTGATGCAACTGTTTTAGCCCAATTTAATGCGGTTATGACTGACCAAATCAAACAAAACTACCAAACATTTTTAGCATCCCAAACTGATCCTGAGTAATGTCTAGCGAACTGAAAGTAAATTCTATAAGGGACACTTCTAACAACGAAGCGATTACGATTTCTAGTGGGAATGTAAGTATTACGAATACTTTAAGTGCAGGGACTATTGGGAGTGGTGTTACTGGTGCAGGTTTAATCACTATGTTTGACCAGTTTTATTTAGAAAATAGTTTTACAGGTGGTAGTACGACTATAACACCTTGGACAAGAGTAACAGCATCAACACATTCTGGATATTCTCCATTAAATACTGGACTAACTCAAAACAGTGGTGTTTTTTCTTTTCCTACAACTGGATTATACCTAGTTCAAGGGTCATTTACGATACAAGAAGTTTCAGGAGGTGATGATAATATTGGTGGCAGATTGCAAGTGACTATCGATAATACTACTTATAAAACATTAGTTCAATCCATCTCAGAAGTAAGTACAACTCAAACAACTGGTCATTTTTTTCTTGGCCCAACAGTAATAAATTGCACCAATATTAGTAATGTAAAATTTAGGTGGCTTTCAAACAGCGTTGCTTCTGGTAATGAAATCAGAGGAACTGATGGAGAACAAACTAGCAGCCAAGACATAATTTATACAACTTTTAGTGCAATGAGAATTGGAACTTCACAATAACTTGGCCCACTAAACCAGAATAAATCATGCCTAGCGATCTACAAGTATCGAATATAAAAGACCTTACTGGCAGTAATACTGGACTGTCAATAGCTTCAGATGGTCAGGTTACGATTGCACAGAATAATCCTACAGTTACGTTAGGGAGTAATGCTAGATTACCCCAAAATGCAATTGCTAACGTGCATTGTTCAACAAGTAATGTAACTCCTTATACACCACAAAGTAATTTTACTACTGTTGCAGGAGGATCATCGGTTTCTTATACACCAGCAACAGGTGCAAGATTTGTAGTTTATCAATATATAACTACTTGGGACAATGATGATGCCAGATCGATTTTAAGCTTTAAATTACAATTAGATAGTCAAAATTTTGCTACGCATTTAGCAGGATGGGATAGCGTAAATCTTGGCACTGCTGGATCTAATACGATTTCTGTGGGAGTTGTATTAACTTTATCAAGTATAACGACTGATTTTTCTGGTCACTCTAGTGGTCATAATTGGCAAACTAACGCTGGGGGAACATCAGCTTTTAGTGCTGGGACTTTAAGATTAATGGTGGCTACTTATGACTCTTCTTATGAAGCAACTTTGTGCAGATTAGCAAATAGTGGTGGTGCGTCATCTGATCAAACAACAAGACCAACAACTTTAATTTATTCGGTGATGTAAAATGAAGAAGTACATATTAGATGATAATGGGTATTACTTAGGTACTACTAATCATGAAGATGTAACCCATACGAAAATTGAAAAAGCATTACCAGAATTAACAGATATTCAAACTGCAAAATGGGATGGTAGTCAATGGGTAGTAGAAGAAGATCCTGCTAAAGTTAAATATAAAGCAAATGAATGGAAAAGGAATAGACAGTTTGAATACCCAAGTATCCAAGATGTAGTCGTAGCACTCGCAGAAAAAGAAGAAGGCAACGATTCTATGTGGCAAGAAATAACTGCACAAAGGGCTAAAGTCAAAGCCGACAACCCTAAACCTGAGTAATGGATCACCATTTTCCTTCTTACCCAGAACCACAAGGTATTATGGAAGTTGAACAGATAATGCAGATTGTGGAAAGGATTGGGTTGCCAGCAGTAATTATTGGAATCATGTGCTGGTACATCTTTAAAACCCAACAATCTCACAAAGAAGAAATCATTCGATGGGAAGAAAAAGATACGAGAGGTGATGAGAGACTGATTGATGTGATCAAGGAACAAAATAAACAAAACAGTATAACTTCGGATGCAGTCAATGGATTGAGCATAGCATTCAAAGATGTGGCTAAAACGAATGAACGCCTTTCCATGGAAATCAAAGGAATGGCAGAAGCCCTAATTGCAAAACGATAATGGCTAAAGAAACTACGGTTACAACTGTAACTAAGCCAGATCCTCCAAAGCCGATCAAACCAACGATGACGGTCAATGAGAGGATTCAGGTAAGTCGATTTATAGCAAGATTTGCTATCGCTTTAAGTGCTTTAGGAATCTTTGCTTATGT